ATTTTCTTGGATCGGTTGACTGGAATGATTCCGCAGATTCTTTAGATGCAAATGGATAATTTGCAAAAGGAGTATATCCTCCTGGACGATAAGTTCCTTGAACATTGTAAGATATTTGAGGAAGTGGACCAATAAAAGATTGATCTGCATATCCTGGCATTCTGCCACCCTTTTGGAAACGTGGTGCAGACTGGAAGTTCATCTGATCTAGAGCACCAGAATATTTAGCTGCTGCTTTTTTATTTACAACATATTCTCCTGGCTCAAGCATTGCAGGAACCTTGTCTCCATCTCCAGAACCAGGAACCCAAGCAGAGCCACCTCTTTGTAATTTTGCTTTTGGAGTAGCAACATCTATACCAGTTATGGCTGCAGGTCGTGGAGCAGATGCAACCTGTCTATTTAAAAATGCTGGATTTAAATTAATTGCTTCAACTAGATTTTGTCTATATAGACCAAGTGCTTGGTTAAGTCTTTCAACGCTTGATCGCTCTACATCAAATGAGTTTGCTAGTTGCTCTGTTGCCTTTTGAGCCATAATCTGGGTATCAGTAAGCATCTCAAACTTTTGAGTTGGAATACCTGCCATACGTCTTCCAAGATTAACCATACCCATAGCACCCTTGCCAATATATCCAAGGAAGTTAGAGAAAATACCGACCATCATAATAATTGGACCAGCAATAGCGGTTAGCCCTGTTGCTACCTTAATAAATGATTTTACTGGCTTTGGAAGGTTTTGGAAGAAATCAATAGCTTTTTGAATCTTGCTAGTTAGATTTTCAAGAATTGGTGTAACTGCAGAAGTAATAGAACCACCAATAGAAATAAACTGTGCTTTAATTCCTTCAATAGCACGTTGGAAACGCTTTGAAGAACTATTCATCAAAGTTTCCATTTCCTGATATGCTGTTGCTGCAAGCTCCTTATTTGATTTACCCATCAAGCCAAGTACCGCATTTGTCTGGGAAGCACTTGCATTTAAGTTATCAAAGAGTGCTGAGATACGAGCAAACTGGTACTTACCAAAAACATTTTCAATAACTTGTGCTTTTCCAAAATCATCAAGTAGTTGTAGTTGTTGTTGGAAAGCAATAATTGTTGGCATAAGTTGTCCACGATTTGCTTGAACGATTCCATTAATATCAATGCCATATTGTTTTGCAGTTAGTGATGCTTGCTTTGTTGGATTAATCAAAGAAGCCATACCAGACTTCAGAGCATTTGCACCTTCTGCTGCAGAGATACCACCTTCTTTAAGGGCTACCATTAAGAGGGATAAATCTTTTACGTCACCACCAAGTGACTTAACAACTGGTCCAGCCTTTGGAATTGCTGCAGTTAGATCTTGCAAGGAAAGGGAAGTTTGGTTTTCTACTGCGTTAAGGAAGTTCACAGAGTTAGCAAGTTCATCTGTGCTAATCTTGAAAGCGTTTTGCAAAGATAAAGTTGTTTTCATTGCATCTTGGTTTGAAACATCACCAAGTACGGCAAGACGAGTTGTTTCTCTAAGTGAGGCAAGAAGTTTTTGTCCCTCAAGACCTGTTGCTGCAAGGTCAGCAGCTAGGGATGCTGTTTCTTTTGCTGCAATTCCAAATGACTTTGAAAACTCTATAGCAAGATTACGAACATCATTAATCATTTGCTCAGTTGCATTTGATGTGCTATTCATCAGGTCGCTTCCATAAACCTTCTGGAAACGTGTAAGTTCTGCATCTACTTCACGGAAAATCTTAGATACTGTATTTCCATAAATAGTCAAAGGTACGGTAAGACCAACGGTAATCTGACGACCTGCCCACTGGGTATTCTTACCAAAGTTAATTAAGTGGGTTGTACCATCTTGAACAAGGCTATTAAAGATAGACCACTGCTTTTGAGATACTGCAAGTTGGGTATTAAAATCCTTAAGGTTAATGGTTGCAGGGGTAATCATCATACCCATTTGCTTTCCATCCATACCCTTGCCAAGAGTGACAAGTTGAGACATTTCTCTAGCTACTTCACGAACAGCAAGTTTGTGAGCATTAGATGATTTTGAGAATGCACCAATAGCCTCTTGTGCATACTGCTTTAGTGTAAGTTTTTGCTTTAAAAGAGATTGTCCAAACTGATCAACAGAGTCAGTAAGTTCGACCATCTTGGCATTCCAGCCACCAATCTTTCCAAGATCAGATGCAAAGGAAGATGCTAGGCTTGTTTTTAAGCCAACTGCTTGCTTATCAAGATTTTGTAATGTATTGTTTAATAGGTTTGCTTCAGCAGTAAGCTTTTGCATTTGCCCAATGACTGGACCAAAGTTAGCTGAATAATTAAATTGAGCATTAATATTAGCCATTTATACCAGCCAATCCTAGTACTTCATATCCAAGACCATCGCTTGCACTTATACCAAACTCTATAGCATAAGCAGCGTTGTCATCTCCACCTAGTCTTCTTTCTGCTCTTGCAGTTACTTCTGAAAGGCTTAATGGGGCATCTTCAGAAGACTTACTTGAACTGTTTTCGGACAAGTCAATACCTTGGATGGCAGCTAAAAACTTATTTTGACGATTTTCTTTTTCATGCATCGCACCTAATGTAGCTATCAATTCTTGCATAGAAAGACTTGACTCAAGTTCGTCATAGTCTTTCCAGTGACCCAGAAGGAATACCTCCGATTCTAGGGCAGCTAGGTCTAGTTCATTCCAGCTAGTTCCTGAGCTGCCGTTAGCAGGTTTGGGTCGTTAAGCTTGATATCTGCAGCAACCTCCAATATTTTATACATAGATTGAAGATCTAAAGCCTCTTCTAGCTTTTCCTTTTCAGAAATCTCTGGTGCGAATTGTTTCATTGCAATAGATGTGCAGTCAAGTAGTAAGTCTAGGAAATCATCTTCTGTAGTCTTTGTTTCCACTTCTCTCCACTTCGTCATAACCTGACGCAGGTTCTTTAAGTTTAATGGTTTTACTGTGATGATTGTTCCATCTTGTAGTTCCATTTCGATTGATTCGTAAATTTTGGTAGCCATTTTTCTCCTATGTTGTTCCTTTGTCCATTATAGCCTATTATTCTTTATATAAAAGCAATATGGTGGGTATTTCTACCCACCATATTACACGATATTTAATTATAGATTAACCAACGTATACACGGTCAATTACTTTTCCGTAAATTGCGTTGCCATCAACAGCTGTGGATGAGTTAGAAGGAAGTAAACGGAATGTTACAGGGAATACTGTAGCTTCATTACGCTTAACACCTACAGAAACTGTTTCCATAGATAGAGCACGAGCACCTAGATAGATACGCTCTACTACTGTTCCACCGTTAGGGCTTGATGCCAGAAGTGATTCTGGACCAGGACCTACGATAAGGATAGAACGCTCTACTGGAGCATATCCTAGAGCACCACCATTAAGATCCAAGATTGTTGTCTTGCCCTTAGATGAAGCGTGAGTACTTGCTGTTCTAAGGTCGGTAGACTTTCCACCAAGAACAACAAGGAAGTTTTCCAATGTTGCTTCAGTAAGAGTAGTCTTAATCATAACTTTCTGACCTTGCTTGTAAATCTTAGCAACGTCAAGAAGCTGATCAACCTGTACTTCACCGTAATCTGGTTCGAATGAGAAATCTACACCTTCAGATGTAAATCCAACGTGATCAAATGCGGTATCGTTTACGTTTGACGGGTTCTGGTATGTACCTGCATCGTTCGCAGCATATGTTGCTGGAGACTTAGGGATATCAGTGATAGTCTTTTCGTTATTGTCTGCACCGATGTAAAGAACACCAGCACCAACGATAATGTTTTTTGAATTATTAGCCATTTTATTTTTTGCACCTCCTGCTTTTTGTTGATTTAGCTTTCGGGGGCTTCCTCAATATCTATTTTACCACAATTATCTTACGAGCGTGAATATTCATAGGTTACATATAGGGTTGAAAGGTTTAGCCCAGATTCCAAGCCTACAGGCTTTTTCTCATCTAAGGCATATTGCTCTTGACGAACCTTGATATATTTAAAGTTAATTCCAGTATCCTTGATATGGTTATTTATCTCAAATGCTGAAATATCAAACTTGCTCAAAGCATCGTAAATGAAGTTCTTTAGGGGATATAACTTATTCCAAGGTCCAACGATAGTAAGGGTTGCTTCTTCTCTAATCAGAGGGAATGTTTTGGCTTCCACCCCAGTATATAGAAAATCATACAAAATATATGGATTTGGATTAGTGACAGCATTTGAGTCGTTAATAGCAAAAATAGGCTGAATGCTATATGCATCTACATCCCAGACAGAGGAAGGAAGCTTTGTACTCCCAGTAACCTGACCTTTAGCCAAAGCCCAAATATAATTGCCAATTAGCATAACTGGTAATTTTGTATAATCTGGCATTACTACTTCGATCTCCTAGCGATTTTATTTGCTGACTCTTTAGCCAAGGCAGAACTATTAAGATTACCAGAAGAAATCCTTGATAAAGCATCTTCTGATTCTTTTAACATCTCTTGGTTAATTTTATCATAAAAACCGACATCTTCTAACATTATAGATGCTTGTTTGTTCATATAAGAATTAAATGTTCTTGCAAATGCTCCTGATACCGCACTGCCTCCAGGATTTGGAACATATGACTTTTTTGCAAATACTTTTTCTCCATCTACATCAAAAACAAGGAACTTTCCATTTCTTGGCTTTATTGTAACTGGATTACCAGCTTCCATTACGAAGGCTCTTTTTTTAAACACCTGACCGCTTCTCTCAGGCACTGTAGCGTCTTTAAAAGTATATTGTATACTTGGGTTACTGGAGTTTGCCACAATAGTATAATAAAATAATCTAGCATTTGCACTACCTACTTTATCATTTTCATAAACGTGATGAAATGATGCACTATCTCTTCTTGCAAGGTTATCCATATAAAATCCAAAGTATTGACCAACAAGGTTTAATCCGTTTTTAATTATCTGGCTTTTATTTTGTGGATTAGTATGAAGTTCTGTAAGGGTTTCAGTATGGTATTTTGCTGTAGCAACAATTTTTTGAGGCATCTTTCCAGTATCTACTGCCATATTAACTCAATTCTAGTGACTGTATTTCTTGACGCTTTAATACTGTTTCATATTCTAGGACTCTTCCTAAATAATCAAGAAGTGGTGTAGTTCCAGATGGCTCAAATATTGTTGATCCTTCTAAACCACCTGCCGTATTTTGAATATAGTCTTCTCTCCAGATAACTCCCTCAGAGTTTCTTATCGCAACGACACGAAACTCAGTAGATATGGGGTCTGTTGTTCTAATTTTAATAAAATCTTTTGTTACTGTGATATAGTCCTTTATATTAACATCTGCTGAGTTTCCACCAAGCTGTGACCCAAGAATACCACGAGCATAGCAAGGAACTGTTTTTAGAAGAACCCAAGATTTTGTAACCATTCCATTTGTTTGATTACGAACAATGTCTGCCTGATAAATGTCAGCTTCCATACTGTAGGTTGAATGTGCTAAACAAGACATTTAAATCGCCTTTAGATTCCAAACCTTATATTGAGAAAGCAATGAGTCTACATATAGATTTCCAGTGCCATTTAACATTCCATCTGCAAACTGGATATTAAAAGAATCATTTTGAATTGACTTCAAGCCTTTATTTCTATAAACATGATCGCTGCATAGAATATCATTAATAAGTTCATATACTGCAATTTTAATGTCTTCAGGAACTACCTTCCATCCATATTCTCCACGAACTAAATATGCAGAGTCTTTTGAAAAGTATGAAGGGTTTTGTAAAGGATTTTGATCTACCCATTCAGTAATGTTTACACCTTCTGCAACAACCTTAATAGAAAACTTGCTTGGTGCTATTGCTAGGGTTACATCAAGTAGGTCAACTGCTGGATCTTCTGTGGAGTCATAAATTACATAGTCATCATAGGTAATCTTATCAAATGATTCAATTCTTTGACCTAGATGCAAAAGGTCGGTATTTTGTCCATAAGCACCTACTGTCTTATATTCAAACTTAAACTCATTTCCAGTATAAGCATTAATTAAATACCTTACTTGTCTTTCAAGTTTTTCAACATATGCTTGGGGCTGATTATGAAGGATATTTGAACCAGTAGATATATTATAATTTTGAAAATAAGCATATATCTCACTATAAGTTGCATATGGTATTTTAACTGTAACATCAACACTGTCTGTTGAGTAGCCATTTAGCTGTATTGATTGAACCTCAATAACTAACGATCTGTCATATTTACATACATCTGAACTTAAACTAATAGTATAATCAGTTTTTCCTAAATCTAAAACTTTATGAGTTCCAGATTGAGTTCCACTAGTATTAATTGCTATTCCAGCGATAGCATTTTCATAACTGGTTGAAACATTAAAAGTATTTGGAGATGCATTTGATACATAATAAATGGTATTTGTATTAAGTCCAGTTGGTAATGATCCAGTTGTGGAAAACTTAATAGCATCACCATTAACATTTTCGTGAGTTGCTTGTGTAATTAATGCAGGACTGGCAATAGTTATTGTAGCTGCTATTCCAGGATCCGTTTCCATAGTTAGCTCTTCATACTGAAGATATTCATCGTTTGTGTTGTCATAAACACTATAAACTAGGCTTACTGTATTTTGTGGTGCTGTATAGGTAAAACTAGCAGTTCCTAAATCATTTACTAAAAGTTCCATTTAAATACCATAGAAAGATTCTACTTCTTCCTTGGTAGCCTCCCTTACTTCACTTGCTTGGTGAGCTAATATTTGCTCTGCCAGCGATTTATTTACAAGAACAAATGGCTCGTCCATATCGAACTTAACACCGTTTCCAGCATAATATCCACCACGCTTAATTGCCATAGTTAAAAGAACTTTTTCTTCTTTTTTAGATTCTACCTTTGCTTCTTCTATTTTTACTTTAACTTCTTCTTTTGTAGGACCTTCTTCATAGTCAAACAACGATTTTGATGATTCTTCATACATTTCCCAAGTAACTTTAGCTTCTTCAATAGCTTCAATAATATCTTGTTTTCTTGCATTCTTTGATATCTCAATGTCAAATGCTAGACATAAACCCTTAAGATCTCCGATTGTTTTACTAGATAACATAAATCCTCCTAATTACTAATTATACACTAAAAAGAAGTAAGGGTCGGACAAAAATCCGACCCTTACTACGATAGCTTGTAACTAAGCAGTTGGTACTGCGTATGCTACTGCCGACTTTTCTTCTAGTGCTACACCCATACGGACGTACACTGTGTACTCTACAGAGTCCTTTCGTGGTTGGAACTCACGATGTACTGTAACGTCTCTCTGGAAACCCCAAATGCGGTTTGAAGGAAGCGTTAGATCTACATAGTCTTCTGGATACAAAGGAACTTCTTGAACTGGAAGACCGAAGATGGTGTATTGAGCACCAGCTGGACCGCCAATTCTAGGAGTAACTCCATCAATTACACGAGTAGCAACATCGTAAGGAACTGAAGTTCCGTCAGTCTTGTTAACTGTGCGAAGCTCTGTTAGCAATTCCTGAATATGCTTGCTATTCATGTAGAACTTAAGATCCTGACGGCGAGCCTTGAACTTACGAGGCAATGCATTGTAGATTGCTTCGATTGCATCAAGAGTCAACTTTGCGGAAGAGTTATCGCCTGAATCAGGAGTAGCTTCCCAGATGTCTGTCATAGTTGCAGCAGCTGCTGCAGCTTCGTGAGCACCTGCGTAGTTAGTATCCTTGATCTGACGGATAAATCCTGCAAGAGTATTGTTGTATGTACCGTTACCAGAATCACCTGGACGACCATTAATTGCAATATCTTCCAAGTCATTTCCGAACTGAGTTGCCATCAAACGTACAACGTGATCCTCTAGAGACGCACCTTCAATAGAGTCCTCTAGGGATTCTGTTGATAGTTCGTACTGTAGACGGAACTTTGTTGTTGTAAGTTCGATCTTTGTGAATGCTGGAGCACTGTTTGCACCTGTATCATCAGCCTGTGTAGCTTTTGTTACAAGACGTGAACCAACACGGATCTTATCCAATTCCATAGTATTTCCACGCATCATTACCTTACGACCATCGTTAGCTAGAACCATCTGATCAAAGATGTATTCAATGAACTGTGTAGATTGTGTTGGATTAAGAACACCACCTGCGTCATTTGAGTTTCCTAGTGCTGTCATAGCACCAGGAGATGTTAGTGGAGAAAGAACTGTGCCACTTGCTGTGGCTTTTTCTAAAATATCACTCATTTTTATTTTTCACCTACCTTTTATTTTCTAATTTAAGTATTGCGAGGAACTGAGGAAGCGTCCCCCCCATACAGAATCTGACTTCTGGATGGTTGTTTCTGTGGAACCCTCAAGTTCCCCAGATTTCTTTACAGCAGTATCGCTTTCTACAGATTCCAATCTTCCATTAATTGTCTGTACTGCAGCTACGATATCTGCCAAACCTTTGTTGATCTCTTCGAAACGAGAATCATTTTCTACAAGCTTATCGGTTAAAGCTTTTGTTACTTCTGCAACAGTGTTTACAACACCATCAACAGCAGCAGCATTTGTTTCGGAACTCTTTGTAAGAGCCTCGCCAACAAAATCTTTGATTTCACTAAGAGTCTTTTCAAGGTCAGTCGCCTCACCATTATCGGTGGAAGCGTCATCTGCAGATTCCTCTGTATCTGCCGATGTTTCGACTGTTTCTTCTGCTACTTCGACTTCATCAGACTTTGCAATTTCTTCTTCTACTGGAGCTTCTTCAGCTTCAACGATTTCATCAACTACAACTTCTTCTTCAACTTCTACAATTTCTTCAACTGCAGCGTCTTCTGCAACTTCGTTATTTTCAGTCATATCAACACCTCCTTCATTTATTTGGGTGGCAACTGACTGTTCGTCATTTGCCTTATTCACTACTGTGTTAGGTAGAGAAACTTCTGGTTGTACACCAATAGACTTAAGGACTTTTACTGTCCAAGCTCTAAGTGTACTCATTTTATGTCCTACAACTGTTTTAGATGGCTTCCAAGAGTCTCCGTCTTTTTCGTAAACTCTAATAGCCACCGCTGGTTCTTCTGGTGTTCCTGTAATTGTAACACTAGAATTTGGTACTCTAATTTTACCATTAGTTACTACTCTTGTTACTTTACCTCTTGCTGTGCCACCTGATGAGTTCCACTGGACAAAATCTCCAGTAGAAAATGATGCTTTATGCATTTCTTTTTTCTTTTTATCTTTACGCTCATCTTCATCGCCCTGCCCATTATGAACAGACTTTGATTCAGCCTGAATGTCTGAAAATCTTCTATTTTGCTTTGGATACTTCTTTGGAACATCATCACTTGTAATGGTTCCAGGATTAACTGCTTTATGCATTTCGATTATTTTTGACATTGCTTGTTCAACATTTGCCTTTGTAATTTCGTCAATCCAACCAATAGATGAAAGTTCTGAACTGCATGAAGCACAGGAATACTTTTCTTCATTTGAAAGATATGCCATCTCTTCTGTTTCACACCAGAATACATTTTGGATATTGGACTTGGAGAACATTCCATCAACAACATCACCATCGATTGTTTTCTGAATAGAAAAGATATTAGCAAACTGATTAGCAGGTGAATCAACAAGTGATAGTTCTACTAAATCATATTCTTTAATAACACGAACTGTTCTATTTGATTCTTCATCAAGTTCGTTATCTGTATCTTTAATTGCACCGCCGATTGAAAAACCAGTGAGTGTACCATCAAGAACCATCTCCCAGATGTCTTGAGCACCCTTAGAAACATAAGCATCTACAAAAACTCCTGTGTATTGCTTTTTTGTTTCTGGGTCAAAAAATGTGTCTGATCTAAAAGAAACAACCTTTCCTGCTGGAATAGGTTGGTGCATCAATCTTACGTTACCACGAAAGTTTGCAAAAGCTTTTTCTGATGCTTCTGGAAGCACTCTATCGCCTTGTTTGTCAATGTTATCAAGTGTTGCAAAGCCAGAAACAATACGCTTTTCTTCATCAATCTTAGAAATAGGCATAGTCAAATTGACATTGTTACCATTCATAGAAAGCGATGCTTTTTGTAAATTAATCATAACACTTTAATTATACAGTGTTTTTATTGTTACGGTTGTTGTCTACCTTCGCCTTGTGCATTTCTTGCACCAGTCTGACCCTCATCCGCTAGATTATTCTGGCGTTCTTGATCTCTTAGCCTATTTCCAGATGCCTGTGCTGTTTGTTCAGCAGCCTGTTGACCTGTAAGTTGAACTGGTTCATCTCCACCCTCAATGCCAGACATACCCATTCTTGCACGAACTTCATTAGGAAGAATTACCTTCATTCTTAGGTAACGCTCGTCAATCTTGGACTGTGTATCCTCATCTGTAAGAGTAAGTTCGTTAAAGGAAAACTTAAACATATCTGTCTTTTCAGAAATAATTGCAGTAATTCTTTTTTCTAAAGCATCCTGTGCTGGGCGAGTTACTTGTTCCTTAAAGCTCTTGTCTGCTTCTTTAGCAGCAGCAAGTGAAAGACCTTCACCTGCACCAACCTTTGTCATTGGAACACGGTGTGCCATAAGGATTTCTTGAAGATTAGACTTACGATACTTATCAAATGATCCATCTTGAATACCGTTTTCAACGGCTTCCATCTTAACTTCAACCTTAGAACCTGCTTCATCTCCAGGAAGTGGAACAATAAGTGTTCTATGAGATTGACCACGAAGGTTATTCTGGAAAAACTCAAATAGCTTTGATTCAGCATCTCTGGATAGCTTTGCTCCCTTAATCCAGAAAATATAGCGTGGTGTTGCTTTATTTTCAAAATATTCTAAGTTAAACTTTGAAGCAAACTCGTTACCTGCCATAGCATTTTTTGCAGGAACAATAGCAGGAACACCATAGTAACTGTTTGTTGGTGTGTAATCTGCAATATGAATGATCTCATTTGGTCTTGGATCTATTCCAACAGGAATTACTGCTTGCTCATCATCGTGAAAGTTTTTAAAGAATGAAACCTTACCGCCAACAATTTGAACAAAGCCATCACGAAGTCTACGAATACGCATTGTTGCAGCTGGAATATGACCAATGTATCCAATCTCTCCAGTAGTTTTTCTACCGATTTCAATATAGCCGTTTCCAGTTGTTGCATAGTCAAGATATACTTTTGTTAGTGTTTCAGTAAATGTTTCATTGTCATTACGAGTATCTAGCCAGTCTAAAATTTCTGCTTTTGCACGTTCTAGCTTTTTTCTGCTTTTATTAAGTTTGTCTGGATTACCCGATAAATCTTCTAGCATCTGCTTAACCTTTAGTGATGGCATTAAGTCATATCCTAAACCAACAATGTTAGTCACTTTTGCATTTATAGCAGCATAGTTTGCAGCTGAAACCTCATATGTTTTGCCTAATGAAATTAAGTTGTATGGAGGTTCTACAACATCAAAAAGACCATATCCATATTGAAGGTAAACAAGTTGCTTTGATTCTGCATCATCACCACTAAAACCATTAACTGGAGTTGCATAAGTATTAGACGAAGCACCGACTTGTCCAGCTTTTTCAAGCTTTCTTTTAGCATTACGCTTAAAGTTTTGGTTAATTCCACGATACTTTAAAAGCTCTGAAGATGGTAATTGAAACTCATCAACTGTTACAATCTCTGCACTTTTCTGTAGGCTATCAATAGCCACATCTCTTCCCCAAATAATTTGGCTTTGAGGTACTTCGTTATCTTCCACTCTTTCGCTCATTTGCAAAAATTTCCTTCCAGTTGTCGGTATCTCCGTAAGGGGTTAGTCCCTCAGCCATTCTGTTAATATCTTCTGCTGCTTGTTCATCAGTTACTCTACCAACGCCAGGCATAAACTTTGCCACACCATCTGGTTTTCCCCAATATGCTGCTGCTTTTCCTAATAAGTTCATATTTCTAATATCATGCTTCATTGATGGAATGTTTAATGTATTGCCATCATCGTCCTTAAATGGCTCACCGTTGGGCAAGATCCAGACATAAATTCCATATTCCGCACTTGACTCAACCGCTTGTACGCCTTGTTTCATATTATTCATACCACTATGATACCATTTTTACTCTGTTATTGCATACTGCGGTTCAAACTTAAATAAAACCTTTCCATTTTTTGTTGTATTAGGAGTAACTATAGTTGTTAGGTTATTATTGGCTTGAGAATATTTGTAATTCAATGTTCCGTATTGATATAGCTCATTTTCAGATAAGGTGTATTTTGTAAAGGTAACACTGTAAGTTCTAGCTTCACTCTCTGGAATTATTGCAGCAGCTTCTGCATTTAAAGTAACCGTGTAAAGTAAGTATTTAGACTGAGATTCATTTATAACAAGAATCTTATCCCCAGTTTTAATATAGTTACTTCCAGAAATCTTCAACTTTTCTTTTTGTGCATAGTTCTCATAATAGACTTTATCTCTAAAATATAGGGTTTGTGATTTTGTCACAGCAGTAGTTAAATTAGCAGACATTATAATTTTAGGAGAAGATTTGACAAAACTTAAAGATGTGTTTTTTGGCAGAGCCTTAATCAAACCATATGCCTTTGACTTAGGATACTTTGCATTTATAACTTTAAAAGTTATTTTTATAACATTGCCAGATTTTGATGAAACTTCTGCTCCTGCATCTAAATATCCAGACTTAAGAACTTTATCTCCAACATCAATTCCAGTAGAAGATACCAAGGTTACAGTTGAAGTAAACGACTTGTCACTTCTTTTAAGTGCTATTTGTCCACTTGAGCTATTTGCTGTATTTACGCTTGTAAGGGTTGGTGATAAGTCTAAAGATCCAATCGTTCCCAATACTGTATCATTTGCTGAATTAACTCTTACACTTCCAGCGTAAAGGTTTGCTGTATCAGAAAGGTATATCGTGGCTTGTCCTGTTGTTGCTGGATATTTTACCTGTTTTGATACCACTGGATTTCCGCTTGATTTTCCATATGAAATAGTTAAGGTTTCTGTAGAGCCACCATTCTTCAATAAGTCATAAATTGTTCCAGAACTAATTAGATAATCACAGTTAACATAATTATATGCCTCTACTGACATTTTGTCTAAATCTCTCAAGATTACTTCTGTTGATTTTGTTGACTGAAATACGCTTGGAATATTTCCAACAAAAGTATTATAAAGATTATCTAGAGATCCAAGACCACCGTTTGTAGTAAGTTTTTTATCAAATAGCATTAATTGATCAATATATACGTTTGTTGCAAGTGCGGTTGATGGATCTCCCAAAATAATTTCAACTGGAGATCCGCTAACAACAGCAATAGGGGAATCAAATACAAGGGTTATCATCTGCCATTCGTTAAGTTTTACTGGATTGCTTGATGAGTGATAAGCTACCCCATTTACATATGTTGTAGCATCAGCGAGCACTTTTACTCCAGAAAAGTTATTTGCAGTAAACTGACTATTTCCAATTTTTATAATTTTTAATGCTGTTCCTGGAGTAGAAGCAGATTCTATATAAGCCATAAAAGAAACTGTACTAATTCCAGAAGCAGTCTGCATAACACCTGCTGTACCATCGGAGCCTGTTGACTCTTCTACATATGTTCCTGTTGGTGCAAAACCAGTAAAAACAATGTTGTTTCCAGAAACTGAAGATATTGTCCTGCTTGTAAAAGCAAACTGATTTGTACCATTTATTTCAGAAACAGAAACAATGTCTCCAGCAACAAAAGGATTATCTACTAAAGTATAGGTTGCGTTTCCACCAGATACAACAATGTTAGTTATTTGTGCAAACTTCTGAACGCTAGTAAAGTCGTGATTTATCTTTGCATATGAAGTTTTTAATTTAAGACCAGAGGAATATCCGTTATAAAAAAACGGCATTTCAATAATATCTGGGATACTACATTCACCAGACTTTAGGTATATCTTTGCTGGATTACCCCCTGGACTTGAATTATTTAAAACATAGTCTGTACCGTCATTATTTAGTGCATAGGAAGCAATTCTAAAATAATTTAAATATGGAGTTCTATCAACTAAATCATCTGTCTTAAATGTAAAAACAAAAGACAAGGTATCTGCTGGATTTGTTGAAGAATTTTCAGTTTGTGTTGTTTTTTTATTTAGCCAAGTCCCAGATGTAATTACTCTATTTTGGTAATCATCAGTATATCTTGTAGTTGATGACGACTGTGTTCCATTAGAATATGCTCTTTCATATAAAGACATAAGAACTGATCTAGAACCTAAAGGATTTCCTATTTCAATTCTGCAAGCCCCAGTTACTTCAGAAAGTGGGGGACATAATAATTGTTGGTCAATATCAATAGTAGCCTGTGCATATGACTTTATTTTAAATCTACGCTCTGCTGTGTTTGGACTAGCTGTATAGTAATGCTTAAAACTAGAACCTTCTATTTCAGAATAGGTGTCATATAAAGAGGCATTATCTTTATGAATACCAACAATTTTTATTAAATAAGAGTCTGATATTCCTGTATTTAAATCAAGCTTTGTAATATCTGCTCCATCAAACCATACGTTATCCGATCCAAACCTTGCATAGGCAGAAGGGATTTCTGGCAAAGTTAATGGAGTAACTACCTGACTTCCAGATGTTAAAAAGAATACATTTGATGTTCCAGTAATATCTTTATAGTAACCAACGTAAAATTCTGTAGATAATGTATGACCAGTTTTTATTGTTGTAACAGAGCCATTAACATCTACGTTTATTTTATTTGTAGATGACTCTGTTATTGTGTAAAACTCAATATAATTTTGTGAAGATTTAGACCCTATACTCAATAGTACCTTTTTGCTTGAAGAGTATGTTCCTTGATAAAATTTTGCTGCCCATCCGCCAATAGAGTCTGGAATAATTGAATTAATATTTTCAATTTCTAGATATGATCCTGAAACAAAAGAATATATGTTAGACCCAACTCCTGGAAACAGTGAAGTATCTGAGATAGATGTATTTTCTGCAAAATATGTTGTTGGCTCTTGTTTCTTTTTAATGGTAAGCAATCCATTTTCAATCAGACAGTTATTTGCATCCGTTATGCTCCAAGCAGTTCCTGGACCCATATCATACTTATTAATTTCTTTATGACCATCCATAGAGAAATTATAAAAAACTCCACCATTAGAATTAATTATTTCTGATGGTAAACTATATCCTGCTCCATATACAAAGTGCTTTACAGCTTTTTCTCTTTGTAAAGGATAAGAATATAAAGATATACAATCATATTCAACCTGGGATATTCCAGAAGGCTTTTTAAAATCAAAATACTCATCATTAGCATCATAAGTTGGAAACAAAGAGTCTGGATCAACGATGCTTTTTGTCTTACTAATACCATTAACAATAATTGATATTGCTTCTTTTGAGTAACTTGCAACAATATGAAGAGGCTTATTTATTGTATCGATAGGGGAGGATACTTCGTAATACTTTGCGGTTGTTCCTAGTCTAAAAGTAATATAGTCATCTTTGATATAAATGCAAGTTCCATAATCTGGTTTGCTTACAAGAACCTGCTCTGTGTTACTTGAGGAACTTAGTTTTACCCAAAACTCTAAAGATGAGGAGTTTCTTGAATCTTTAATAGACATCTTATCTAAAGAAGGTACTCTAATATATCCAGAATTATCTGTTATTTTAATAGATTGCTTACCGCCATAAATCAAAGGAAGACCTGTTTTTACAACGGTTGAGTATGAGCCAGTATGGTAAGTTCTTGTAGAGGGATTAGTATATGTCTTGTATAAAAAAGAATCTGGTCTAACCGTAGTGTCTGTATCATCTAAAGACCAAACAATAGCTGGGTTATCTCTTTGTATTAAATCAGAATAGGACATATGGCATCCATTTTATTATACCGCTTTAGAGATCTCCGTGATATCACAAGCACCTGCAACACACGCTAGATCTTGTACGGAAGTTGTCCCATCAAAGGTTTCATAAATTTCAAGCCATTTCCAGTCAAGATCCGAAGGAGTTTCTGAAAGAAGAACTTCATATTCTTTTTTAGTAATTTCCTGATATGGAGCTTGCTGATATGTATGTTCTGAATAAGGCAAGAATGATACACCTGACATTTCATCAATATGTTCAAACACCCAAGCACCTACTGCCATCCATTCATTTTCCTTTACAGATACTGTAATAGAAGGCTTGTGTTCTGCCCAATGACGTTGGTATGTAAGCCAAATATCTAGATGCTGAACTGCTGTCAAATCCTGACGAAGTGTTGCACCTTCTGGAGCAGCAATAGGAAAGGTAAATACCATAGTATCATTTGGCTTCATTACATCTGGTTCGTGCTTAATTCCCATATCTACCAAGAATGCGGTAATTGGATCTTTCATATCTCCACGAATTGTACGAGCATAGTATTGTGAGTGCCAAGGATGCATACCTGATGAAGCATTAACAAGTTGAGAAACTGTTCCAGATGGCTTTACACAAGAAATAGCCGTTGCTGGATTGATTCCCATTTTCTTTGCCCAGAAGTCATTAACTTCTACTGAGTATAGTCTAAGTTCATCCAACCACTGCGATAGCTTTTCTACGCCCTCAGAGCCGTTTAGGACAGGGTGTGAGAGTTGACCTGTTAGTGAGACACCAAGTAATCTTTCTTCCTCACAGTTCTTCTGCCAGATTTTTCTTAGATACTTAAAACGGGTAAATGAAGATTGAACAGTTCCAAGAATTGTTGCAAGTTCTACCTTGTCTTTTAGAGTCTGTAAATCATCTGTATCTCTAACTACAACTTCTGTTAGATTACAGAACTGGTAAGGACGAAGAATAATTTCTGAACAAGGGTTTGTTCCAAAGTCTACAATCTCTCTACGACCATTTTTTGCTGCAACATTTTGAGCAGCCTGACGACTAAAGATACCACGTTCTCCAGACTTTGAGTCATAGAGTGATTTCCATTCGTCCATAAATACTTCCATAGTTGGCTTTGTATTGTATACAGCAGAGTTATTTGCTAGAGCACGTTGTCCTGAGTATTCCCACCAAGAACCTGACTTTGCTGCTGCCATATTACGATCTTCAAGGTCTGACAAAGAAATCATTGCTGATCTACGAACTCCACCAACAACTACAACTTCTGCAATCTTACACATAAGGTCGTGTGCTTCAAGTGGTGTTAGTTTTCTACCTGCTGCTTGCTTTAGCATAGAAACTGAAAACTTAAATAGACGGTCTAGTGGATCTGGACCAGATGCACGACCACCAAATGTTTTTAGACGAGCACCTGCTGGACGGACTCCAGACATATCCCAAGATGGGATTTGACCTTGCCACAAAAGTGCAAGAAGTTCCTTAAATGCTCTAGCCCAACCTGCCTTAGAGTCTTCTACAACAATGACAGTACCTGTAGGTTCAAAGTGTTCGCTTACTTCTGGAAGCTGATTAACATAGCGTGATTCAACAGAATAGCCAACTCCAGTTCCACACATAAGAATGTACATAGACTCATCAAATGAACGAAGTGAGTCAACTGGCAAATATGCACAGTTATAGATACAGGTGTTATCTCTTTCAAGAGCAGGACCTGCTGTCATAAGACCACGCATAGACGGCATGACTTTTGTTTCTAAAATAGCATTACGAAGGCTATCCTTAATTGACTGGTCTAGTTCAAACTCACTATGCTTCTTTGTGGCTTCAAAAATATATTCGATATAGCGGTCAACTGTTTCATCCCAATTTTCTCGGCGGTTATCATCTTCTCTCCATCTTGCGTACCTTGTCTTATGGATTACTTGCTGATATGCCGATGGCAATGAAACTGTCATTTTTTATTTACTCCGTCTATTTTTTGATTCCCCTAAAAGTGGGGTAATTACTATTGTACCTCAAATAAGGTTTGTGGTCAACAAGAAATCAATGTGATATGATTAACAAATGATAACAATTCAAGAATTACACAGATACAAGGATTTAGTTGAACAGGGGTTTACTCCTCCAATACCTTGCCCAATGAGTAATGATCATTTACCGCCAGTTCCATTTGTTAAAGATGATGAACCTGTTATGTGGTGTTTAGAATGTGACACAAAGTTACATTTGGGAGAAAGAAAAATTACACTAATTAAAAAATTAATTGGTAACGTCTGATACTACAACTAGTGGACCTTTAAGAATTGTTGAAACAACTCCAGAGTTAATCATCTGAATATCATATTCATAAATCTTATTTCCAGAAAGCTTTGCTGATTCTGTTGCAGTTAAAGTTGCTGTAACTTCTCCATTAGAACCACTTGTTATGTTAAAGGCAAACTCTGCAACTTTTGTGCTTTTACCCTTTTCCTTAATCTGTCCAGAAAATGTGTGACCTGTAATGTTGTAGTTGCTATTTCCAGAATCAAGTGATAGGTTAAAGGAGAAGGTATCTCCCTTGTAAACCCTAAATGATTTAAAGCCTGGAAGCATCTTATCCTACCACCACTACAGTGTACTGTCCTGAAGTTGGTACGCTGTTTGTATTGATTGTAACAACGCTTGTGCTTGTATGCAAAACTTCTACTTCAACTTCTGCGTAAGGTGATCCTGTTTCATAAACTCCTACTGTAACTGCTCTTGTACCAAGGTTGTGTGTTACGGTAAATGTCTGAGCTGCTGCATCACCAATCGTTGTGGTGTACTTCTTTGCATATCCATCACTTGAAAGTTTTGTCTCAAGAGCAGAGATATCCACTGCAAGACCTGAACCTGAACTCAAGTATGGGTTTGTGCTTGCAAGGATTACAGCAGCACTAATTGTACCTGCTGAACCTGAATTATCTGTGTATGTGAAGTCAACGGTTGTAGAGTCTGTAAATGCAGTTGCTACTGTATCTTCTACATACTCTTGTAGTCCTGTAATGTCACCAGTTGAGTGTGTATGACCAGCCAAAGATAGGGCTGTTGCTGTTGCAGCACTATTACTATCTCCAGGAGTTGCTACATACCAAGCATTTGCTGTTTCATTCCAGTAAAGGGAGGCGTTTGTGTAATCACCACGCTCTACATCAATACCTGCATCTAGCGATGGTGTACCTGTAACATTTGAGTTAAGTAAGAACTTGTTATCTTCAACATTAATTGTTGTTGTTGAGAAAGAGTTAATTACACCAACGATGTCTAGGTCTCCACCTACCTTAAGATCACCAGTAATTTGAACATTGTTTGGAAGACCTAATGTTACTGCTCCTGTGTATGGACCAGAACCAGTTCCTGCACTAATTTCAATTTCATTAGCTGTTCCAGCAATGCTTACTACACCAGTGTTTGTTACTGTTGCAGTTGAACCCTCACCCTGAGTATGATCTACGCTGATTCCAGTTCCAGCAGAAACCTGTGAAACATAGTTTCCAGTTGTGTCTGTTCCAAGAGCAATAGTTCCAAGAAGAGCCACTGTTCCGTCTGCGTTTGGAAGAGTGATTGTACGATCTGCTGTTGGATCGGTTACAGTAAGTGTTGTTTCGTATGCATCTGCTGTTGCACCTTCAAATACGATTGAAGTAGGAACGGTAACAGTTCCTGTAAAGACAGGATTGTTAATTGGTGCATATGTGCTTGATGCAGTATCGGTTGTAAGATATGTTGATGTATCAAGTGTGTATGT